AGCGATCGATCAGGCATACGCTGACGGATACAAGGCTGGATTACTCAAGTCGGGACCGAGGAAAGAATACTACCGGGTGCAGTCCGACAAGATGAAAAAAGAATTACAGGCAGAGCAATCGCGTATTGAAATTCCGGGGTGGGCGGTTCCGGCTTCACTACTGGGTGGATTTATTACGGGTTTTATAACTCATGCGTGCGTGAGGTGAGCGATGGACGCCCTGACTGTTTTTCTTACCGGTTTGAAGGCCTGGGCGCCGACGGCCGCGACGGTAATTCTCATCCCTCTAATTATTTGGCTCAACAGCCAGATCCAGAAAAACGAAAAAGACAATTGCGCGCGCGACGCAGTGATGAAAAAAGAACTTTCAGAGCAGACGAGCGCGGCGATTAAGGCAATGACGGAACAACTGGAAAAAAACCGGATTGAAACGGATCGGAGATTCGACGACCAAGCAAGACGAATCAGTATTCTGGAACAGGACGTCGTCAGAAAAGAAGAGTTCTATCAGGCAACATCCGGATGGCGGACTGAAATAAACCGACTTTCTGACCTGATATCAACGCAGATGGACTCCACTATGGACAAAATAATAGCCCTTTGGCGGGATAAAGGAAAACCCGAATGAAGCACAATATTTTACGCGGTAAGCTGCTCGCGCTCCTCAAGGAACTCTATCCGGACGGCATGGAGGAAATGGCGATCATATCGATCGAGCACGAGTACTATAAACCAGACGACATTCGCGCGTCGCTGGAATACCTTACCGATAAAAACTATATCCTCAAGCGCCAGACACCTCACCCTCTAAAACCTGGGATCATGATCGTCGGGTACAAGATTGCCCCGCCCGGCATCGACCTCATCGACGGTAATATCCCGGAAGATCCGGGTATTACTCTCTCCCGCGAGGCATGATATGGGAAGAAAAGGAAAAGTCGAAGAACTCGGGCTTCAGGATCTCATCGCCGAAAAATGGGACGGCGGAAAAAAAACCATAGTGTGGGTGACCGCCGAGACGAATCAGTGGCTACAGGAAAACGGCTATAAAGTCACGATTAGCCGTGAAGGCATTCGCCGTGCCATAAAAACACACGAAGAACAAATAGACGACGCGAGACGAAGCATGGAAGCGGCGAAAACGATGGCCGAAGTTCTCAAGGACTATCCCGCGACCGAGGCAAGCGAAGCCATGCTTATGAAATTGGGAAGTCTCATTTCGACCGATCTTCGCACGATCGACAGCATTAACTTTGAAGACCCGGTCGATATGATCCAGGCTGCAAGCAAGCTTGCAGAGACTCAAATGAAGCTTTCAAATTACCGGACGAAGGCAATTGACGCGCTCGAAAAAGCAAAGAGGCGAATCAAGGAAGAGCTTCAGAAATCGATTCAATCAGATCCCGAATTACTTGATCGTCTATGCTCAATAGTTGATTCAGTTGAGGTAAAATAATGGCTGAATTGCTCGTAGAGCTTGTCGGAAAATCAGACTCCTCAATCGCGAAACGGAAACGATTAGCCCGTGCGAAACGGGATTTCGGATTTTTCTGTCAGACGTATTTACCCGATTATTTCTTTACAGATCCTGCCGAGTATCAGCAAATTCTCTATGATGTCGCCGATACGCAAGCCCTTTCAGCCGATACCGCCGAAAAGCTTGTCTCGTACGTCTCGGAACAATACCGAAAGTTTCTCAAGCCGACTTCACACCTTGCCGGCGCGATGTTCATCGAACCCCGTGAACACGGTAAAACGGTACGCTGGTCTTTCGCCTATACCCTCTGGTGTGCCTTGACGGGAAAGCGCAAGTACATACTCCTTATTGGAGCATCGGCGGATTCCGCGAAAGAAAACCTTATCAATATCAAACGCGAAATCGAAGAGAACGAAATGATTCTCGAAGATTACGGCGATCTGAAAGGTCAGATCTGGCGAGACGATCGTATCGAATTGGGGAACGGCGCGTGCATCCAGGCAAAAGGTTCCGGGGCATCAATGCGCGGAACGCGATACAAACAGTATCGTCCCGACCTCATCATTCTCGACGATGTTCTCAAGGACGATGCCGTCGAGTCACCATCCCAACGCGACAAGATCTATCGATGGCTAAAAAAAGTGGTTTTTAACCTTGGTAAAACAGCCTTCGTAATCTGGGTAAATACCATTTTCCATAACGACGATCCAATATCCCGCCTTATGCGCGAGGTGGAAGAAGGCACGCTTAAACGCTGGATAGCCGTTCGTCTTTCGTGTTTCCGCCCGGACGGTTCTCCTCTCTGGCCGGAATACTGGAGCGCCGAGGCCCTCGAGGAAAAGCGGCAACAGCTCGGCTTTGACGTATTCAGCACTGAATACTGCAACGAACCCTTGAGCGACGAAGAGCGAATAATCAAGCCGGAATGGATCGAGCGCAACTGGTACGTGATGAACGAGCGCGCCGCTATTGACCGGATGCGAACGTTTTGCGGCGTAGATCCTGCGACCGGAAAACATGATCGCACGGCCATGGAATCGATTGGCGTCGAGAGGAAATCCGGAATAATCTGGGATCTCGATAACTGGGGGAAAGCCTGCTCGGAAACTGAGACCAGCAATCAACTTGTGCTATGGCAACGGCTCTATCATTTCGAACTGATTGGCTGGGAAGAAGTCGCCTTTTCAGGCATCTACGCGAACTACATCATGAAGCTCGCCGCCGAACAGAATATCTATCTTCCCATAAAAAAATTGCAAACGCGAGGGCTGTCGAAAGAGTCACGCATCCGCTCAATTTCTCCGCTGATCGAAAACGGAATCATCAGAATACGGAAGGAAGGCTCGCGGGATCTTCGCGATGAGTTGACGCAATTCCCGAAAGGCGCATTCGACGACCGTTGCGATGCGCTTGAGTTGGCCGTCAGGGTAATACCTTCGGGCGGTTCTGTACCGATCATTGTCCCGGCCGGGAATACCGTAAGGACAACCGCTCAATCCATCATTAACCGCGTCAGGAGGTGGTAACCATGAAAAAGGCCATTACGAACGAGCAAAAGCAGACTCTCACCACGCAGATCATTACCGATAGCGTCCTCGGTTCTTTCCTGCAATATATGCCGAATCCAGATGATATCGTGGCAGGGACATCAACGTCCTACCAGACGTACCGCATGATGAAAACCGACCCGAGAATTAAGTCTCTTCTTAATAAGCTGAAGACGACCGCGCTCAATTTTCCGGTCAGGATTACCCAACCGGAATCATGCCCGGACGAAGTATTCGATTTCGTCTCGAAAAACAAACTCCTGACACAAAAGCTATATGCGAAGATGAAAAGAATGTTGTCGGCTCTTGATTACGGCTTTTCGGTGTCGGAGGTTGTCTGGAATACCGATAACGGCTTATGGGTTCCGGACAACATCATTACCAGAAAACCAGACAGATTTTATTTCGATCAGGACTGGAATTGTTACTGGAACGCGCTCGGCGGCCGGACTAAACTCGATCAGAACTATAAATGGCTGTTCTATCATCACGATCCAGACGACGAGAATCCGTACGGTACAAGCGTCCTCAGATGCGTATACTGGGCCTTCATGTTCAAACGGGCCGGGTATGATTTCTGGCTTCAGGCAACCGAGAAATTCTCGGTAAAAACCATTATCGCGCTTTTCCAGTTTGACGGTGATACGGCGGCCACTCAAGAGCGCGCAAACCTCATCGCCTCGCAGCTTCTTTCCATCTCTTCCGGTTCGGCGGCCGCCGTCGGAAACGTAAGCGACATCAAGGAAGTCGGGATGAGCGGCGATCTCATCGATTTTTCCTCACTCGTCGATGCCTGTGATACGCAGATATCATACGGCCTCACAGGCCAGTCGATTGCCACGTCAAAAACCGACGGCGGAAGCCTCGCGCTCGGCGAGGTTCAGGCGGATCTCTTTTACGAAGACGCAAAAGGAATCGCTCTCGAAATCCAGACCGTCATGCAGAAGGTTATCAACTGGATGGTCGAACTGAATTACGGCGATTCCGTGGCAGCCCCGCAGATCGAGTTTGACGTAAATCGCAGGGCATCATTCGACCAGCTAATCAAGGCGATTGATAGCGGAGTCGAGGTCAGCAAAGACGCGCTCTATACCGTCTATGGATTACCAAAACCACGCGACGCTGCAGATACTTTTTTGAAGACAATCTCATCCGGCACACCAAATCAAACGGAGAAAAACCTGTCTGATTCCGGTAAAAAAAAAGTCCTGAATCGGCGAACGGAAATTCGAATCCTGTAGACGACGAGACGGCAAAGTCAAGGGAAGTCGATTCACTAGCTGACGCCGGGAAGAAAAGGATAGAAGAACAGCTCGGAGAATCCGTATTTTCCTGGATGCAGGAGCTTTCTCCCGATGGGTCTCCACCGGGAAAAGATAGCCTTTTACAGCTTCCTTACCCGGAAATAAGCGATGATCTCATCCTCAATGTTGAGCGACTTTTCGCCTCTGCATTACTTCTCGGAATGGATCATGCAACAAAAACAATCATGGCAGCGGATGAATCGATTCCGGGTGTTTCGCCATCTCTCGATGAACTTTTACCTTTCGAAGAAGCCGTCTCCATGCTCAAGGGGAAAGTCCCCCTGTCGAAAAAGGAATGGTCGGCTATTGAACCAAAACTGCGATTTCGCGCCTTCACGGTTGCGAGGCTCAGCGAAGTTGACTATATAGAAGCCGTTCGCGGGCGTCTTCTTTCCGCGGTAGAAAACGGGGAAGGTTTCGCAAAATCATGGGCCGATATTAAAGCAATCGCGAAAGAAGACGGGACTTACGAGTGGAAACCGGGATATTGGGAAACTGTTTACCGAACGAATATTCAGAGTTGTTACGTTTCCGGAAAGCTCATGCAATACGAGAAAACGAACCCGCCGGCATATCAGCTTTTCATCATTGACGACAATAGAACTACCCCAATTTGTCGAGCACTTCTATCATCGTCCGGATATGGAATTGCCATGCCGGCAAATCATCCTTTCTGGAAAATATACGGATTTCCTCCCTATCATTACGGTTGCCGTGACAGTATTCGCGCGGTCAGAAAATCAGAGATAGGCAGGACAGTTCATGTAGAGAATCCCAGCATGGCCGACCTTCGGAAAACATTCAAACCGATGAAAGGATTCGGCGGTAATCCGATCGAGAAAGAAAGCTGGTGGAAACTCTCTGATGGGATGATTCAGAGAGCCGAAAAGTACGGAATAATCGGCGATATTCTGCAGCAGGCCCACGATCTCGGGATGACAAACTACCAGACAGAAATGCTCAAGGGGTATACGCGCCTTTCGGAATTCAAGAATGGAGGATATCTCGAAATTGCAAAAAATGCCGAGTTCTCGGCTCAAGAAATTACAGACGCAACCGAACTCGCGAAAGACGGCAATCACATATATCTTCTTCCGCAAAATAACATGAAAAGCCCAGACATGCTTATCAACAATGAGATAGGCGAAATGAAAAGGCAAACAGTGCCCGAATGGACCAGTATAAAGAATGAGATTACTGAGGCAGGCAGAGCACAGCATGCCAGAACAATAATTATCCATGCTCTTCCGGAGATGACCAAAGCGGATATCGAAAAAGGTATCTATAAGGGGATGTTCAGGAATATGGCCGAAAAGGTTATCTTGAAATGGCAAGGTAAAACATGGGTATTCGACCGTAAGACAATCAACAAAGGTGATTTTCTTCGATAAAAAGAAAAGGCGCTCAAACACCCAAAAGCAGTGGGTGCTTCGCGCCTTTCTTTCTCGCAGGAATAATCCTTCGATCACTATTAAGTATACCTGTTTTCACAGGATCGTCAAGGTAACAGGAAGGGTAACAACAACCCCAAAAAAACAGGTATAAAATGGGTGTTTACAGGCCTTTTTCCGGACTTCAGGTTATCATGGAATAAACTCCGAAAATAGACTGAAAGGCTTATTCTATAAAGGTTTCCCTGTTTTCTTGGGATTTATCATTAATTGATATAGATTACACCTGAAAACGGGCAGAATCGCCGGCCTTGAAGCCCTCGCCCGCTGGAACAATCCCCGCAAGGGTTTCATCAATCCCGGAGAATTCATTCCGATAGCCGAAGAATCCGGTCAGATCGACAAGATCGGCATTTTCGTACTCCGCGCCGCAGCCAAATTCATCAAGCGGGCCGAGACGTTCGGGAACTCCAATTTTACGGTCTCTGTCAATGTATCGGTCAAACAAATGCAGGAGACCGACTTCGTCCCGAAAATAATCCGGGTTCTGGAGGAGGAAGATGTCCCACCGGGAAAAATCGCGCTCGAGATCACCGAATCATTCATGATCGAAGTTCTTGATCCGATCATCGAAAAACTGGGTGACCTGAAAAAAGCCGGCTTCATGCTCGCGCTGGACGACTTCGGCAAGGGATACTCGTCCCTGTCATATCTCAGAACCCTGCCGGTCAACTA